CCAAAATACACTCGGCGAAGCCAGCAAAACGTGATCGCCTGGCGTTATTTCGTCCTAGAGTCTGACGAACTCAGCGCCACCGACTGGCTGCGCGTCCTGGTGCATTCTGCGCTTCCGATCGCCGCGATCTACACGTCCGGCAAGCGCTCCATTCACGCCCTAGTAAAAATCGAGGTCCCAAGCAAAAGCACATGGGACGCGGCCAAGAAAACCCTCATCTCTCTCGTCTGCCCGCTTGGCGCTGACCCGGCAGCGCTCACGGCCGTCCGCCTCTCTCGCCTTCCTGGCTGCCTTCGTGGCAACGAACTTCAGCGCCTGCTCTACCTCGACCCCAGCGCCAGCCGCTCCGTGATCCGCCTTCTCCCAGCACTACGCTAGTAAATGACCCCGACCCCAATATATGACCAACCAAAAAGACCCCAATCCGCCACTCCCCTCCGAACTTATTGACTCAGTAAAACCGAGCATCACCAATCTCGGCATCGATCTCCCCGGCATCGCTGCCTTCGTCCCGTGCATCGATGTCGCCATGCCTATCCGCATGCTCGCCTATGAAATCGGCCGCACCATCGCTCGTCAAAATATCTTCCTCAGAAACGGCCAAGTCGGCACCGTCTGCACCAAGACCGGCGACTGGCTAAAGATGACTGCAAAACGCTTCTCTGGCTGGCTCGAGGAGTTTACCACGTTCCGATCTAGTTCTGGAAGGCGACACCGTGAAAGCCTGACCCCTGAAGACGCCGGAATTATTCTCGAAACCGACATCTTTCTTGAATGTCTGAATCCGCTCATGTCCATTCACCTCATGCGTCTGCCAGTAAGGCGCTCGGCAAAAAAATGGGACGTTGAATTTCTTGAACCCGGCTACGATTCGCGCTCTCAGATCTACACCCTAGAAACGATCACCTACCCAATGACGTGGACCGTCACCGAGTCAATCGAATACCTCGACCGACACGGCAAAGATTATCCATGGACATGGCCAAATGACATCGTCCGCCCCCTAAACGAGAATCGTTCCTGGGCGGTTCAAATTGCCGTGATGATCGGCTGTTACTGCCGCGCATTTTTTCCTCCAGGCACCGCCCGGCCCATGCTTACCATCGTGGGCAACCAGCCAGGCACCGGGAAATCGACTTTGGTGGCCATGGCATTGATTCCGGTCTTCGGCCACGCGAGCGCCGGAAAGATGCCACGGAACGACGACGAAATGAACAAGGAACTCGAAACCATCGCCCGCACTCAATCCCCGTACCTTTTCCTCGATGACATCGGCGAAAGTATTTACTCCGTGGCCCTCAATCGCTTCATCACAGCGTCAAGCCACGCAGGCCGCGAAATGGGCGGAAACGACAAGCTCTTCCGCGTCCCGCAGCTCACCCAAGTCTTTTGCACCGGCAATGACATCAAACTCAGCGCCGATCTAATGCGCCGAACGCTGGCGATGGAACTTCACCTCGCCACCGAAATCCGCGGCCGCAAATACGACCGCGCCATTACTCCTGCATACCTTTCCAAGCCCGAGACACGCCAAAGCATGCTGGCCGCGCTGTGTGGCATCCTGCGCGCCACCCTCGACCTCTACGGTGGCACTGACGGCGACAATATTGTCCGCGTCGATGGCCTTGAAAGTTTTGAAGACTACACCTCGACCATTTCAACGATCGTCCAAGTCGCCGGCTACACGGATCCGCTTGTCGCTCCTGAACTGGCGTCTTCTGGTGCCGAAGATGATGATGAAATGCGCCTTCTGCTGGTCACCATCGCCTCAGAAACCGAAGAAGACACCGAGTATGACCGTAACAGCATGGTTGAAGCTGCGCGCACGGCTGGCCTCCTTGAGGGCCTTGTCGGGCTGGCTGGTGATAAGGAACTCGACAGCAAGGCCACGAAGCGCTGGGGCCGGCAACTTCAGAAGTGGCGCGGACGGCAGTTGGTCGATGCCCGCGGGCGTCGCTTTGTTTTCTCTCATCGGCACCAGAGAACAGGCAAGAAATATCCCATCAAGTTCGTAAAAGGTTAAAGGAATTCAAATGACCGTTTTACTTTGTCCGCGACTCGTCACAGTGACTAGTGACTCGTCACTTTTACTTTTTGAAGACCAAAACTTAAAAGCGAATTCAAAAAAAAGAGATTTAAAAAACGATCACTCGTCACAAATCCGTAGACTCGTCACATCACTCGTCACTCAAGTTTTCGAGGGGGAACTGGTGAAATGTGATGAGTGTGACGAGTGTGACGATAGTTATACAAATACCATCCACTAGCAATCATTAGAAGGCTACAGCTAAAACGCACCATGATCGTCATTCTGAGACCAAAAAGCGGTACGCGGCCACCCCTTCCGCGGACGAAAAAGTGGCCCGGCACCCCCCCCGTAGGAAACCTCTATCCCTACCCCCCCGCAGGGTCGGTTGAACAGTCTCGTCGTGCATTCTCAAATTCCGTCCCCGATTCTGTCCTGTCCTTTTGACAACTTACCAAAAACGACTCGTCTAGTCCAACCGCCCGCTGTCCTGGCCTCCAATCATGCAACTCACGCCCGAACTCGCTGCCGAACTCCTCGCCGCCGACCTCAACAACATTGTCTTGAAGATCCGCTCCGGCGGCACCCTCACCGCCGACCAGGCCAAGCGCATCGCCGAGCATCACGCCCCGCCTCCCGGCTTCGCCTTCCTTCCTGACGATCTCCCCGCGCAGCCTGCACCCGCGCCTGTCGCCCCAGTCGTCCCCGAGGCCACCGCTGGCAAGCGCCTCCTACCCGGCGTCCTCGATGGCTACGCCGTCACCTACGCCACCTCCTCGCGTCAGATCCGCCGCTGGCTCACCGAGGGAGCGCCGCTTCACGACCCTGCCGCCATGCCCGCTTGGTGGGAAAGCGAACTGGCCGCTGGGCGAAAGCGCTGGGGCCTTCCCGATCGCATTCTGCAAGCCTCACGCCTTGCCAGCGCACCGGCATGTGACGAGTCGCCTGGTTCAGCTTCGCCTTCATTCACTCTGCCCGCTTCGTCGCACATGTCCACCGGCACCGGCGACCGCATCAACCTCGAAGACTACGACCCCGAAGAAGGCGACCGGCTGCGCGAACTCAAACAAATTCAAGCCGCCCGCTACACCCAGCTGAAGAACGCCCTCGCAGCCGGCAACGACACCGTCATGCTCGAAACCAAATATCTCCGCCTCACCGAGACGCTCGACAAAATGGAAACCCGCGTCAGCGAACGCCTAAAGAAGCGCGGCCTCTACATCGCCCGACCGGAAGTCGAACGCGAACTTGCCACCGCCGCCGAACTCATCCGCCAAATGGGCGAAAGCGAAGCCCGGCGCCTGCTCGAACTCTGCCCCGACCTCACCGCCAACGGCCGCGAACAGATCCTCCGCGCCGTCCCCATGCTCGCCGAAGCCCGCGCCCGCGTCTTCCGCACGCTCGGCACCCTCCGCACCACCGAAGACGCCCTCCTCGAACTCCGCAACTGACATGCTCTTCCCCTCCACCCTCGTCAGCGGCGCATTCGCCAAAGCCTTCGCCCCCATCCCGCCCGAACCCATCTGGGAATGGGCCGATCGAAACGTCTGGCTGGCCGGGAATGAAGCCGCCGAGCCTGGCCCCTATCGCAGCGCCAAAACTCCCTGGGCGCGCTCCATCCAATCACTCATGGGATCTCCCTGGCACGAAATTTACGACTGGTCAGGCGAACGCTGGATCACCGTCCCCCTCAAGGAAATCAACGTGATGAAGTCCAGCCAAAGCGGCTTCACCGAAGCCGTCCTCAACGCCATCCGCTTCTCCGCCCAATACCGCCCCAAAAACGTAATTTACACGGTCGACACTCGAGAAACAGCCCGCGACATTTCCAACCGCCTCCTCCCCTCCCTCCAAAAGCTCGACGGCGCCGACATCTTCACCGGCGACGATCACGACCTCGGCACCTTCGTCATGCGCCTCCGCGCCATGGACATCTGGTTCCAAGGCTCATTCAGCATGGGCAAATTCGCCTCAAAGATGGCGCCCATCGTCGTTTCTGACGAGTCAGAAGAGCAAGGCAGCGACAAGACTGACACCAGCACCGACACCGCCCTCAAATCGAGGAAGAAAACCGCCGACTCCGGCCTCTTCGTCAGCATCTGCAAACCCAAGCGCCGCCGTGGCCCGATCCACCGCGGCTTCCTCCGCGGCGATCAGCAAGCATTCATGGTCAAATGCCCAGCCTGCGCCTACTGGCAGCCGCTGACATTCTGGCGAAATCAAGACCAAACCGAACCCCTCGAAAGCTCATTCGCCGAACCCGTCGACATCGATGCCCCGCCGCAGCCGCTCGCCCGCGGCACCACCCGCACCCTCATCACCGGCCGCCTAGTATTTGAGCATTGCAAAGACCTCCTTGGCAACTGGGACAAACTCCGCGTCTCCCGAGAAACTTACTACGAATGCGGAAACTGCCGCGCCTCCATCGAAGAATTCCAAAAGCCTGCTCTCCTCGCCTCCGCCCGCTGGATCCCCACCGCCCACGGCGACCCCGGCGTCGTCAGCCAGCACATCAACGACCTCTACTCCACCGACGCAAACTCCGCCTGGGGCGCGCTCGTCCTCGATTACCTCGCCCGCATCCGCGAAGGCCGCCGCGAACTCCAAGGCTTCTTCAACCACGCCCTCGGCCTCCCCTGGTCCGACGAAGTCAACAAGACCTCCGACCGCGACATCCTCAGCAACATCGCCGGCCACGCCATCTATCGCATCGATTCACCAGGCGAAGGCGGCTACACCACCCGCAAAATTTTCACGACCGAAGCCGCCGCCACGGCCGCCGCCGCCGGCCTCACAGCCAAGGGCCTCGCGCCCGTCATTGTCCCGAGCATCTGCCCGCCCTACTCCCGCGGTACCATCCCCGTCCCTGGCTGCACCCTCATCCTCGGCTCCGACGTCGGGGGCAGCTACGCCAAATGGGTAGTCGGCGCCGTCATGCCCAACATGGAAGACATTGCGATCGTCGACTGGGGAACCGAACTCGACCCAGACGCCATCGCCGAAATCTTCCTCACCTCCACCTGGCCCTGTCACGCCAGCGGCAAAAAATACGGTGCTTCCGCCGGCTTCATGGACGCCAAATTTCGCAAAGGCGACTGCTATTCGGCATGCCTTCGCACCCATCGCCGCCTCATGCCCTGCGCCGGCCTCGGCGGCACCTCAGCCCGCTCCGTCCGCCTCTTCTCCGCCACCCAGGTCCAGCAATATCCCTCCGGCTTCCTCCGCCTAGATTTCAACGACCGCGAAGCCAAAGACGAACTCTACATCGCCAGGCTAAAAAAGAAAAACCGCCGCGTCTGGTTCCCCCATGACGTCGCCCAAGATCCCGACTACATCGCCGAAAGCTCCGCCGAAGAACTCCTCGAAAACGACCGCGGCCAAACCTACTGGAACGAACACCCTGGCGCCAACCATTACGGCGACTGCAACAAACTCCTCGTCCTCGGCACCCGCTACCTCACCCGACGCATGGCGCATCCCCGAAATCAAACGTGACTCCTCGACAATTCTGCGACTGCGGCCGCCCCACATTCCGCAAACAAGGCAACGCCTTCGTCTGCCGGCGCTGCTACGAAATCCAAAGCATCTATGACCAAACCAACACCGCTCGCGAAAACCGCGCCGCGCTTGATCCGGCGGACCACAAGTGTAAAGTATGGTCCCGCACCGAAGAAACCAACAAGCGAGAAATGCAATACGCCGAACCCTACCGCGTCCACCTTTATTGAAATGACTGGCGAATCCATGACCTTCGGCAACCGCCTTCGCCTTCGTCGTCTGGTCCTCGGCTGGTCGCAAAAAGAAATGGCCGCGGCCCTCGATGTTTCACCCCGCGCCGTCTGGAAATGGGAAACCGGAAAACCCCCAATCCTCCTCACCCAAGAAGCCGTCGACGCCCGCCTCAAAATCGCTGAAAACCAGCGCAAAAAAAATCTAAAAAAATAGTTTGCATTGTTCGCACTTTGTGCGAATATCTCCCCATGTTCAAATCATCATCACCCATCATCATCCGCATCACTGACATCGGCAGCTTCGCCGAACTCTCCATCACCGACGGCGTCGCCACGGAAATCGGCGCCGGCGGAATCCCCACCGACTACGTCCTCCGTAAAGGCAGCGCCAATCTAAACGGCACCCCCGAAGAAATCCGCGCCGAAGTCGAGCGCGCCTTTAACTATAACGGATCCGACTACGTCGCACGCATCCAAGAAACCCTTCGCGCAACCATCACCGAAGCCGGCAACGGCCTTCCAAGTGTAGGCACTCTAGTCTACCACGGCTCCTCTAATCGCGTCTTTCGCGTCGCCACAGCCTCAAATATTCGCATCAATGGAATCGGCAAAGGAAACAGCATTATCGCCACTCTAATCCCGGCTGGTCATTCAGACGACTACTCTGAAGAATCATTTAAACTCCTCTTTGTTTGCGGCGTCGACCTCGACGAAGATATCGATTACTCCGAGTACACGGTCCACATCAGCAATAAAGCTGAATACTACGGCACGTCATGCACGGACGAAGACGGCCAAGAAATCGCCGAATCACTATGTGACTTGATCGAAGGAGAATTTCCAAACATCGAAACCACCATCTGGAATGAAGGCTATGCAAGCAGTTCTACCAGCGGCCCGAATCAAGACACCATCAACACCATCAACCATTGGATCGCAGAAAACTGGACCGCCGCCCTCTAATCACTTGCAACCCGACAAGCCGGAGGCCTCACCGCCTCCGGCTTTTTCATGCCCTTTTGACACCCCGCCGCAGTCGTGGATGACTACGCTTTAGCCCTGGCACATTACCGACTTACCTTCCCGACGCTCGCCTCCCTCGGCACCTCGGCCGCCACCTGGCGCACCGAATACGACCGCGTCTCCAGCATCGGCCTCTCATCCACCACCGTCATCGGCAGCTCCTCCGAAGGCGCCACCGCCAGCGCCATCCGCAACTTCTCCCAGCGCGTCCTCATGACCGCCCTCCACGCCGTCCGCGCCGAACTCGATAGCGGCTACATGGTCACCATCAACGCCGCCCCGCCCACCTTCGGCCAGCGCCACGGCTCCCGCATCGCCCTAAATTTATGATCTCCATGAACAAAACGTGGGAGGCCGCCGAGCGCAACGGTTTCCGCGGCTATTTTTATTTCCCCACCCTCGACGCCCAACTCCAGCTCCCCGAGTATTCGCGCCAGGCCATTTCCGAGAAAATCAACTGGCTCTACAATAACGTCGGCTTCATCCGCGCCGTCGTCGACGGCCTCAGCCTCGACGAAGTCAGCACCGGCATCTGGCCCAAAGCCTCCACCAGCTCCCGCGAATTCAATCGCGCCTCCACCGATCGCTACCATGAGACATGGAAAGACGCCCGCTTCTTCGACGGTCGCAAAGTCGAAAACGTCTATAGCGCCCAACTCCTCATCCGCCGGCACATCCGCCTCCATGGTGAACTCTTCGCCCAGCTCCTCCGCCCTGACGAGAATAACGCCAGCGCCCGGCTGCATTTCATCCCTGCCTACCAAGTCGCCAACCTCCAAACCGAACCGGCTAATTCGCGCTACCTCGACGGCATCCAACTCGACGACCTCGGCGCCGCCATCAACTACCGCGTCATCACCGATAAAACCGCCCAAGACTACACCCGCGTCCCCGCCGAAGACATGCTCCACTTTCACGACGCCTTCTGGTGTGGCCAGACCCGCGGCACCTCCAGCCTCGCAGCCATGGCGAGAAAGCTCTTCACCCTCAACGACATCGAGCGCATGACCGCCAATGGCATCCAGCTTCGTTCCATGGTTGCCTATGCGATCGAGCGCACCACCGACGACACCGGCGGCCCCACGCTCCTCCCCAATGTCGTCGATACCGAAGTCGTCGACAATGACGACGGCACCCAAACCAAGGTCCAGAAAATCACCAGCGAAGACGGCCTCGACACCACCGTCCTTGAACCGCCCGCAGGCCGCACCGTCAAAGTCGTTGAATCCAACGCCGCCACCGAACCCTTCAAATTTAAAGAAGACGTTCTCCGCGACCTCGCCCATTGCACCGGCTACCCGCCCGAATACGTTTTCTCCCTCGCTGGCATGGCCCAGGGTACGCTCGTCCGCCTCACCATGCAACGAGTCAAGACGCTCAAAGACTACGTCCGCCAAAACCAACTCATCCCCCAATTCCTCGACCACGCCTACCGCTTCCGCACCTGGCAAGACATCTCCACCGGCTACTATGACCGCATCGGCGTAAGCGTCCCGGAAGACTGGTACAAAGTGAAATTCATCTGCCCCGCTGATACCACCGTCGACATCGGCCGCGAAGGCGCCCTCTACGACGAACGCGTCAGCACCGGGAAAATGTCAGTCGAAACCTACTTCGGCCTCGCCGGAGAAGATCGCGCCGACGTCGACGCCGAGAACCTCCGCGTCCGCGAAGAACGCGACGACGCCCTCGACGCCCTCAACCGCCGGCGCGCCCTCAAGGGCCAAGTCCTCCTCGCCTACGAAGACATCTGGCCAGCCAACACCCAAGCCGCCGCCAACGCCGCCGCCCAGCCAGTCGTCGAACTCCCCGTCCCCGCCCCGCTGGCATGACCGTCCCCAAATACATCGCCTCCCCCCGACTCGTCGCCCAATTCCCCGCCCTCAACTTCGATTCCGCCCTCGCCCGCATCGCCCTCCTCTCCGGAGGTGGAATCGAAGGCGTCCTCAACCAAGCCCCAGCCATGCCCGCATAAGTTGACCAATGGCCTCCGCAACTAAAGACTTCGCAATCGAAACCGAAGATCACAAGGTAAGCATTAAGTCTCGCGCCTTGTTTGGATTTGTCAGTTTTGAGCCGGTGACGTTGCAAGAAGCAAACAAATGCCTCACGTCGTGGGGCCACAAAATGGGGCCGATCAATCGTGGAAATCAAGGAGCCACCTGTCACGCCCTCACTCACGAAGGCATGGCCGTGGCCGTCACAACAGCCAGCAACCTAATTGCGCCGGTAGTAGGGGGCGGTTGTCAATGGATGACCAGAGACAACACCATCGAACTGTCCAGACTCTGCGCAGTTCGCGCCGGCCTTTGCCGTGTAGCTTTGCGACTTTGGAGGGAATTCGTGTTTACTGGAATGGACTACGACTTTGCCGTAAGTTATCAAGATGCCGACCTTCACAACGGCAACACCTATCGCTTCGACGGCTGGCAACGAGCAGGAAGAGCAAAAAGCGGCATCGACCAACGATCTGGCAGACTTGGCCGAGACAAGTGGGTCTGGACATGGCCCGGTAAACAAATCAGCAACCCTTAGCCCCCCCAATGCCCACCGTCCCCAAATACATCGCCGACGCTGCCGCCACCGGCCTCGCCTATCGACGCGACGGCCTCGGCGGCGACGGCCTCGCCGATTCCACGATCACCGCCGCCCGACGCATGGCCGCCGGCACCGTCAGCGACCAAAAAATCATCCTCGCCAACGCCTGGGCCGCCCGCCACGCCGTCGACCTCGACGCCCCAAAAAACTCTCGCCGCTCCGACCCCGGCTTCCCCGGTCCCGGCGCTGTCGCCCATTACCTCTGGGGAATCGACCCCGTAAACCCCGCACCCGCTCGCGCCTGGTTTGCCAGACAAGCGGAAAAACTCCAAGCCCAACCCACCGCACAAATGCCCACTCCTTCCTGGTTTAAAATCCGCAACGCCGGCACCTTCGCCGAAATCTCCATCTACGAGGAAATCGGCATGGGCGGCGTCACCCCCGCCTCCTTCATTTCTCAGCTCACCGCCCTCGGAAAAATCCCCATCACCGTCCGCATCAACTCCCTCGGCGGCAGCGTCTTCGATGGCCTGGCCATCTACAACCTTCTCCGCGATCACGTCGGCGGCGTCACCATCAAGATCGACGGCGTCGCCGCCTCCATGGCCTCAGTCGTCGCCATGGCTGGCACCCGCGTCATCATGTCGGAATCGGCGCTGATGATGATCCACAATCCAAACAGCGAAGTCGCTGGTGAAGCCTCCGACCTCCGCAATATGGCGCAAGTCCTCGACCAAGTAAAAAATTCCCTCGTCGCCGCCTACCACCGCAAAACCAAAATGGCACCCAACAAAATCGCAATGATGATGGACGCCGAAACCTGGATGTCCGCCACCGAAGCCCTGGAACTCGGCTTCATCGACGCCGTCGAAAAATCCGCCGTCGTCGTCGCCAAATTTGACAGCTCCCGCATGCCAACCCTTCCCGCAAAATTTCAAAATCTTATGTCTGAACCTACAACTCCCGCAACTCCCACCAACGCCACGGCTGAAGAAGTCGCCGCGCTTACCACTCAAGTCGCCGACTTGCTCGCGCAAATCACCATCCTCATTCATGAACGCGACGATTTGGTCAGCCAGCTCGCCCTTGCTCAGTCAACCCTCCCCGTCGATCCTTCCATGCCCGGTGTGAATCCGGCATCTGCCGCCGAAGCCGTCGCCACCGCACAAGCGGAACGCGATACCCTCGCCGCCCAATTCGCCGCCCTCAACGAATCCGCCACCGCCGCGGCCATCGCCTACACGAACGCCAGCAAGCAGCTCGAAACCATGACCACCGCCCTGGCAGCTGCCAACGCCGCGACGGTCAGCGCCAAAGCCAACGCCGTCCGCCTGGAAGCCCTCGCCGGCCTCCGTGGCGTCACCGCGTCTACCGCGGCTGCACCAGCCAGCACGCCCGTCACCGCGACTTCTCCGCAAAACTTTATCGACACCCTCAACAGCCTCAGCGGATCCGCTCGCACCGAGTATTTCCGCGCCAACTCCGCGGCCATCCGTTCCGCAAATCGCTCCATTAAACTCCTCTAATTTGACAACCAGCAAAAACAAACTCTCCAACTCATAAACAAATCTCATGGCAACATATACTAACCTCGACAATGAAATCTTCGCGAACTCCGCTCTTCAGGCGTTCGTCAAGACCCTCGCGCCTCTCGCGGCCTTCAGCCGGAACTTCTCCGCCGCTCCCGTGCAAAAGGGCAATACCGTCCTCGTCCCGCTCATCGCCGCACTGACCGCCACCACCTTCGGCGGATCCTACGCTGTTTGCGGCGGCACCAAAACCGTCGTCACCGTTTCGATTAACCGCCACAAGGTAGTCGCCATCGGCCAAGACGATCTCACCGCCGCCGGCAGCTCCGAGGCCAACCTCATCGACTTTGCCTTCCAGCAAGGCCGAGCGCTCGCCCTCGCCGTCATCGCCGACGTCTTCACCCTCTGCACCACGGCAAACTTTGGCGCCGTCACCGCTGTCGCCTCGACCGCCATGACCGTCACCCAGCTCCGTTCGGCGCGGCTCCTCCTCAACCAGGATAACGTCAGCACCGAACCCCGTTCGCTCATCCTCGACTGCGTCCCTTACGACTCCCTGCTCTCGATCACGAACTTCGTTCAAGCGCAAATGTTCGCCGACAACAAGGTCCTCCAAGATGGCGCCATCTTCAAGGCCCTGGGCTTCAACATGTACGAAGTGAACAGCCTCTTCGGCAGCGTGAATTCCGTCATGGGATTCGCCGTCCATCCTTCCGCCATCGCCATCGCCATGCGCTACCTCCAGCCTCAGCCAGGCAACAACTACAGCGACGCCCGCGCCGTCGTGGATCCCGAAACCGGCATCACCTTCGGCCTCCGCGACCATTACGACAACAACACCGGCAACCGCTACCTCAATATGGAAGCGAACTACGGCTACGCTGTCGGCCTCACCACCGCAGGCCGTCTGATCAAACAATCGGATTAGAGCATTACGGAAGCGGCTGGCGTAGCGAGACGCCAGCCGTTCCCCTTACCTTTTTGGCGTTGTCTATCTGACGCCGAAGAACTGGCCCGGCAAAACTCGCTTTTTGCCGGGCCTTTCATTGCCCAAAAACACCACCCAAAAAAATGACTCCACCGAAAATCTCCCTCTGCATCATCACCGGCAACTGCCTCGAATACATCGACCGCTGCCTCGCCTCCTTTGGTCCATACGTCGATGAAATCATCGTCGTCCGCGCTATCGGCAACCAGCCGCCCGACGCTACCCTCGACATCGCCCGCGAAAAATTCCACGCCATCACCGGCGAATACTTTAACGCCCCAGGGCATGAAGACTGGCCCCACGTCGACAACTTCGCCGCCGCCCGCAACCTCAGCTTCAGCCTGGCTACAGGCGACTACATCCTCTGGGCCGATACCGACGACATCCTCGAATCCGGCGGCGAACACATTCGCGAACTTGCGAACCGTGGCGGCTACGCTGCCTACCTCTTCCCTTACCGCATCATGGGCCTCGGCGTCCGCGTTCCTCGCGAACGCCTCCTCGCCCGCGATTCAGGCGTCTGGCAATACCCCGTCCACGAATGCTTCACTTTTAAAATAGAACCCGTCCAAGCCGTCGAAGATCAGCGCGTCGTCATCACCCACATGCCCCATTTATCGAAATTCGGCAGCAACGAACGCAACCTCCGCATCCTCGAAAGCATCCCAGTCGAAGAAATGAACTGCGGCCAGCTCTATCACCTCCAAGGCGAACTCGCCGCCGTCGGCCGTCTCGATGAATCCGTCAGCATTGCAAAGAAAGCCCTCGCCCACAAAGACCTCGGCGTCCCCGAAGAATACGAACTCTGGCTGAACCTCGTGAAGATGTCGAAAGACCCCGCCGAGAAAGAAACCCTCCTCCTCCAAGCCATGAAAACCGACCCCTCGCGCCGCGAAGCCTTCGGCGTCATGGCTGGCCATTGTCTCGACCACGGCCTCGCCCCGCACGGCCTCGCTTGGGCGCGCATGATGATGGCGCTGCCCCGTAGCGAAGCGCCCGACTGGAACGAACGCGGCGCTTTCTACGGCTACCTCGCCGAAGACATCCTCTGCCAAGCGCTCCGCTGCAACCGCCAATCCACCGAGGCCGAAGCCATCCGCAAAGCCAGTCTCAACGCCGCCGGCGGCGCCATCATCACCCTCATCCACGCCACCCGCGGCCGCCCCCTCCAAGCCTGCCACACCCGCAAAGCCTGGCTGGATCTCGCCGACGCCCCGGACCGAATCGAACACATTTTCGTCTTCGATACCGACGATCAAGAAAGCCATGCCCTCCGGCGCATGCATCACATCGAAGTCACGACACCCGATCTCGGCTGCGTCAACGCCTGGAACACCGGCGCATTCTACGCAAATTCCCAAGTCCTCATCCAAGTCTCAGACGACTTCCTCCCTCCGCCCCGCTGGGACACCGAAATCCTCGCCCGCCTCGGCGACGTCCACAAACCCGCCGTCCTCGCCGTCTCAGACGGCAGCCGCACCGACGATCTCCTCTGCATCGCCATCATGACCCGCGAATATTGGCTCCAAGACATGTTCATGTTCCACCCATCATTCACCGGCGTCTATTCCGACAACTTCCTCACCGACACCGCCACCCAGCGCAAACAGATCATCCCCGCGAAAGACCTCATCTTCACCCACTACCACCCCGCCTTCGGCCTCGCCGCACCAGACGAAACCTATCGCCGCCAAAACTCGCCGGAACAATACGAAAAGGGTCTGGCCATCTACAAGCGCCTGACCACCGGCCCCGTCGGCGACTGGTCCACCATCCCCGGCTTTATGGATTACTGGCAGTTCTACCGCGCCGTCGCCGCCAATCTCCGCGACGGCGACACCGCCGTCGAAATCGGCTCCTGGCTTGGCCGCTCCTGCGTCTACCTCGCCCAAGAACTCCAGCGCCTCGGCAAACATGTCGACATCATCGCCATCGACAACTTCCTCGGCGAAGAAAACCAGATCATCCACGAAGCCACCGTGGCCGCGCACGGCGGCAGCCTCCTCGGCGCCTTCCAAAATAACATCGACCGCTGCGGCGTCTCCGACCTCATCACCACTATCGTCGGCGACTCCGCTGATTCTGCGTCCGCGATCCCCGACGCCAGCGTCCATTTCGCCTGGATCGATGCCGCGCACGATTACGACAGCGTCATCCGCGACATCCGCGCTTGGCTGCCGAAAATGGCACCCGGCTCCATGCTCGCCGGCCACGACGCCGCCTGGCACGAAGTCAAACGCGCCGTCACCG